CGTCATAGATGTAGACGAACGCCCCGAGCACTGCCGACGTGAACGATGCACCCGAATCGGTGAGCGTGGTGGACGAGGTGGAAGTCGCCGTGCCGCGAATCTCCGACGTGATGATTTCGGTATTACCCGCGTCCGCCAGATACACAGTGGAAGTCTCGCCGCCGAGGCACATGCGCGTCTGTCCGCTCACGTCAGCGGCCGTACTGGCCGCGATCGCAATCGGCATCTCATAAGGATCCCACGTTTGCCGACGAGCGTTGTAGGTAAGGCAGCGCGTGGGATAGCTGCCGGTATCGCCCACGAACGCCACCCAGAAGTGAATGCGTTCCTTCGCGCGATCCACCGAGACGTGGAACTTGGCTTTCTTTGTAAAGTCGATACGGTCGCCACCCACATCCTTCCGCCAGAGGTTTTGGATGTTCGCACCGATCGGAATCGAGCGGGAGCCGTCGAACGCATACGGTCCCTCATCGTCCATCAAAAAGCCCACGTCATCCAGATACGCCCAGCAGCGATCATTGAACGCACCGCGGTCGTCGATGAGTGTCACACTGGCGTCGATGCGCGGTTGCCGCACGAAGCTGATGGCGTACTTATGCCGCTCGAACAGGATATAGAGGAACGAGCCGCGCGGCATCCCGCCCGTAATCTCGTCATCGTCCCCCGTGTTCTCTTGGATGGTGACGGTATTGGTGGTCGATACCGATTCCGGTTCGTCGGCTTCACTGTAGAACAGCGTCCGCCGTGTCGTCGGGTCGGGGATGATGACGTAGCTCTTGCCGCTGGCGGTCGTGGTGGCCGCAGTTGCCAGCGTGAGCGCCGTAGTACTTCCCACGGAACTAATCTTGATAGGAGCAGGTTCGCCATCAATGAGGATATAGCGCTCCGCCAGCGTCGATACCCAGCCTGTTCCCGAGCCTGTGAGCGAGGTGTCGCCATCGGGCGAGACAGTGCCGGTGTTGTACCGCACATGCCCGAAGTACCAATAGCGGTCCTGAAACATCTTCACGAAGCAGCGGTCATTTGGCGGCGGCACGAAGCGCCGCGCGTTAAGTTCCCCGTCCTCTAACAGCAATAGCAACGTATTCTCTTCGCTGGACGCATTGAGCGTGGCGTCGGACGAGGTATCGGTGGAATAGGTAGTTGTGCCGGCGTTGAGCGTGGTGATCTTGTAAAAGACGTTTGTACCGCCGGAGACAGTACGCCATAGCTCAACCCTCGTAGCGCGGCCGGGTAACGTGCCGGGAATGTTGGACCAACTGAACTTTTGATTGGCGGTAGCGGTTACGGTCGTAGTGGGACTGAGCGAGGAGGGAATGGGATCGGGCAACGTGTCGTCGATATAGCGGTAAGCGCACAAGTAATCTCCTGCTGTGGCCGCGCCGCCGCTGGCACCCACAACAGTCGGCGCTACGGTCGGCGCATCAATACCCAGTTGCTCGATGTTCGTGGTCATGCCGTCCCAGCGAAACCCACGATCGACGCCATTCACGCCAATCAGGTCGCCAAACCGCGTCTTGCAGAAGCAGAGCGGTTGGAAGGTCGAGAAACTCGTTGAGGAGATGGTCGCCGTGGAGGTAAACGTCGCGGGCTGGCTTCCCTTGCGCACCGACAGCGCACCCGATTTCGTCGTGCTGACGTTCATCTGGGCAATCGCCCCACCTGGCGGCACGCCGCTGGGGTCGAAGTTCGACATTTGCCCCTTGAAGTCGCTGATCTTTAGCATTTGCCAGCCCCTCGCTGTGACTTAGAATGCGTTCTAACCTGTCGTCACGCCGACCCGTCTGGCCCATTGAGAGAAGGGGACATAGTTCGCCGAGATGCCGGTTCGCACCATCGAATCCCGCTCCATCGCAATCCGAATCTCCCGGTCGGAAAGGGCGAGCATCTGCATGGCGTTCTTCTCGCCGTACTGGCGGGCCATGCGGAACTCTAGGCGAGCCTTGAGGGCTTCCACCATCGACTCGCTCATGTCCACGGGATCCGTGACAACGATCTTGCTGCCCGCGCTAAACGCCTGCCCGAGCGTGGAAGTCTTGAGCGTCACGGTGGTAGTGCTAATCGACAGAATCTCGTGCTGTTCTGTGAAGGGGTTGGTCCCGAACAAGCTGGTGGGTGATTCGGTGGTGCTGCTGCTGATTCGCAGTATCGACCCCACGCAAGAGGCTGGCAGCGTGCCGGAGGTTGTAACGGTAGAAGCTGCGGCGCTCCCCGAGGCGGTCATGCGTACCGCGGATTCCGTACCCGCCCATCGCATCGTGCGCGCGCGGCGACGGTACATGAAGCCCAGCGGTTCCGCTTCGTTGGGAATAGGTCCGATGTAGATCGCCCATTGCCCGACAATCTTCGGGTCGCGCATCACCGTGAAGTTCCACGTTCGTCCGCTGGTCTGCGCAAATCGTTCGTTGGCCATCCACTCGGACGGCGAGACGTAATAGCTGCCCCATAGTCCTTGCTCCACCATCAAATCTTCAAGACTCACCAGGTCCGCAGGTAGTGGGTACGTTGCCTGATAGGCGATGAACGTGGTCGATGACACATCCGCGCCGGGATTGAGCTGCTCCGTGAGCAGCACCGTGGACGCAGAGCCGCTGCTCACTCTGTCCACCTCGCAGACATAATTGCCGAAGCGCACTCGCCCGCGACCGATCCACGAGGGCCAAGTGCCGGTGGTGATCGTCAGCGCCCGTTCGCCGTTCGCTCCGCCGGTATGGTCGTAGGCGACCGTCCCAGTGGAGTACGACGCATTGAGGTTGATGCGGTACTCGGTGTGATAGTAGGGCCAGTCCTTGAGCAGCGGTACATCGTTGTACGCTCCCAGGATTGCCGCCTTGATGTCGGTTTGTTCCTGCGTGCGCCCGCCGCCATGCCGTAGAGCCTGGCAGTATTCCACGAGGTCTTGAAACGTGTTGAGGCGGCTATCGGACATATCAACCTCGATTGTCGGTTGCGGCAAAGCCGAGTTTCTTCATCAACGCATCTTTGTCCATTGCAACCCGAAACGCATATCCGTTTTTCAGTACAACCAGCGTTCTGTTGTCGGGGTATCCGAGCGCCCTGCTCACATACGCAATGGACGCCGGATCAACCCATTGCATTTCAGTGTTTGGGTACTCGCCGGGAACCTCGATCATGTCTGCACCTGCACCTTCGCCTTCTTCTTTTTCTTCTGCTGCTTCTGACCGTCCTCGTACTCCTTCACCTTCCAGCGGGGCGCGTGCTTGTGCAGCACTTCCTGCTCGATCTCTTTGCGGAGATTCGGGTTGTTCCGCACCTTCTCCGCCAGCTTTGGATTCGTTGCTAGACGATTGGAAACCATCTCCTGCATCAGGTCGGGAGCCAGTGGAATCGGTGTCTGGTACTCCTCGTCCACAATCGGCGGCGTGTAGTTCACGCTGCCGCTGAGTCCCAGTCGTTTCACCTGCGCCGCTTTGAGCAGGTCATGCCGATCCGACACCCATGCCAACGGGTCGCTAGGCTTGCCGAGCCGGGACATGAACACCTTGCCGTTGATGTTGATGCCCGCTTTCTTCGCTTGCGCCAGAATGTGGTTGCGGCTGGCACGTCCCATCGTCTCGAACTGCTGGTTGTGACCACGGCCGGCGAGGAACTCTCGATCCGAACGGGAGCCGGGTGGCGTCCTGAGCGCCAGCATGGCCGCGAAGCCGGGATTGTTCCCTTCGCTCCGCAGTCGCTCGTAGACGTGCAACACGCCCGCGGCGGCACATTCGTCGCGGTAACTGGCATCCTGATTTTCGATGGACATACCTGCCATGACTTACGCTCCTTGCTCTCGGGGTTGAGGCTGCATCGGGGGCGGTGGCTGAATCAAATAGGGCGTTGGGTCCAGGTCTAGCGCCTTGCCCATGTCCGCCATGAAGGCGTTCCACGGACCGACTTGACCGTTCATCACCATCGACTGAATGGTAGGCATCGCGGCTTGACCGAACTCGTTCAAAGAACGGACGCGGTTCTGCTTGTTGGGCTTGCGCGCCGAACCAGCTTCCACGCGGTAATCAAAATCGCGGACCACCTTATCGAATGGCTGACCCATGATGTACTGTTGCCAGAACATCGCGCCCATGTCACCGAGTACGGGTTGTACATCCTTCGGCTGGCAGAACCATTCCGCCGCCTCCATCTCCTTCATCGCGCACTCGCTGAGGAAGTCCTCGACCTGCGAAGCCATATCCTCGGGGCGAATGCTCGTGTTCTGTTGTCGCACGTCCGCTTCGGTAGCCGACCGCATCTGTTGACCGCTAATGCCGTAGAGCAGTTCGGTCAACCCCGTGCGTTTGTCGAACGAGTTGTTGACCGCCTCCACAATCTGATAGAGGGCGTAATCGGCTTGCGGGGCATCGAGTAGCGAAATAATATCCTTGATGGACTTGCCGGTGATCTCGCTGATCTCGATCATCGTGAACGGGCCGCTCCCCTTCTTCACCTGCGACTTGAAATCTTCTGCCGCGCTCTTGAGGATGCCGACATAGGTATGTGCCGACTTGGCCGCTTTGTCAGCCAGGAACGACATCGCCCAGTTGATGAACCGCAGTTCGCCAATACCCGGCTTCACCAGCGACACCGGATAGACGGCGTGCGGCTTGTTGTAGAAGTGCAAGCGAGAGAAGGGCCAACCGCCATCCGTCCAGAAGGGAATCGGCCACTGGGACCGCATGAACAATTCTTGCTTCGCCTCCTCAAGGGCTTGCTGCACTGGCATGAGCGATTGCTCGAAGCCGGGAGGAGTTGCCTCCGTCATGCTCGCCAGTGAGTCGGTAAGCTGCACAACCTTTTGCGAAAGTTCAGTGGGAATGTTGAGGAAGTACGGCACGTCCGGCGAGACGGCGCAGTAGCAGTAATCTCCCAGTTCCGAGAGTTGCCCGAACAGGTCGGCATTCACGTCCTTCAGGCGGTCGCCAATACCGCACTTGGAGAACACTTCCCAGTAGACGAGCAAATCGAAACTCTTGCCGGTTTTCTCTTCCAGCGTCTTGTCTTTGTCCTTCTTACTGTTGGTGGTCGATTGGCTGGCGTGCGTTTGCAAGTGGCCCTTGAGCGAACCGGGAGGCAATTGGAACTTACGCTCCACTTCCCACACCGCTTGTCGGCGACGAATCGCCACCCAGCGAATATCCTCGTAGTATTCGGCGTCAGGATCGAACACTACGTCGTTGCTGGACAGGTAACGCGAAAACGGCAATTGGATGTTAGAGCCGGGTGGCGTTTCCATCACCGTTTCCAAAAAGCTCATTCCGGTGATGATCGCTTCGCAAATCGCCCGCCGCGCGTGCGTCTTTTTGTCCTGCTCCTGCTGCACCCAGTTGAGGTAATGCTGCTTGACTTCGGCGCACGATTGCTTTTGCGCCCGCTTCTGCATTTCCTGCATCGCCATCTGCTGGTACTGCATGAACATCGGGTCGGGCGGAGGTGGCATCATCCCCATCGGCACCTGCGGCGGCGGCTGAATGCCAAACGCCATCGGCGGAATCTCGGGATACGCTTGCGGCGTCACTTGAATCCGTGGATTGGTGGCATACAGCGCCGGACCATATAGCGCCACCATCTCAAAGACGCGGTTGCAAGACATGCGGAACTGCGGCAGGGAAATGGTGGCGTCACTCGCCAGAAAGCCGGAATCGCCGCTCTTGGCGTAGGCGTTCTGCCACATGAACGTGTGGTCGCCATCATAGAACTGATTGGCCTCATCGGCCCACCGCTGGAACTTCTCGTGCTTGCACGCCAGCGCCGTCTTGATCTTCGCGTTCCACTCGGTGCAGAGCGGCGCGAACGGCTGCTGAAAGTCTAGTTTGGACAAGTCCATTGGCATGATGGCGACTCACGATTTACGAGGCGGCTTCTTCTTTGGTTTCTTCGGCCTTGCCGATGATGCCCTTCTTGGCGAGTTGACCCTTGAGGCCGTTCATCTGCCCGAGCATCTGCTTCACCTGGGCGTCCAAGCGGTCGCGCAGTTCTTGCATTTCCTCGTCCCGCTTGATGTCGTGATCCGTGAAGCCCCACGCGCCGTTCTCTCGTTGGGCGTGGTTCTTGTGCAAGCGCGGGTCATCGACGTGTTTGACGCCCACGATGTAACGGCCGATCGCGGTGCGAATCGCCACCGAGTGATCTTCCACACGCACGACGAAACCGATGTCGCCGCCTTTGTCGTTGCGGAGTCCCTTCGCGTACCAAATCACGGGTTGCCCGACCATCGGGCGCGGCATCGTGAACGCGCGAATCTCTTCGTCCGTCACATTGCGGACAGGTTCATAGCCGTTATGGGTTGCTGCCACACTCATACATCGCTCCTTGGGGTCAGCCTTGTGGGCCGAGGTTGATGAAATCCGTACCGTTCAGCGAGGCTTGTGCCGCGCGTTTTTCTCTGTTGCGACTCTTCATGCGCTCCCACGCATCGACGATGGTGAAGCGCTTCGCGGGATTAATTGGTTTGACGTACTTGCACCCGTGCGCCGCCGCGTATTCCACGCACTGAATGGCATGGCAGGGAGTGCGTGTGTCGGGTTCGTCCGTCACCATGCCTTGGCTGTTCTTCTTCTTTTTGAACCGCCCAAACTCCCGCACCAGGTTCGGACATTTCTGCACGATGACGCGAAACTTGGGATGCCCGTCCCGGCGTATACCCATCCATTCCCGCAGTTGCAGCGCGCGACCTTGCACGTCATCGGAACCGCTGAGGAACGAGCACTGGGTGGTGAAGCTGGAAATGCCCGCGTCTCGTAGTTGCTTGGAGTATTGTTCGCGGGGCGTGATGCCGCCGCCAATGTCACGTAGCGCCGCACCATGCGCGTCGATGATGAACGCCTGAAAGGTCATGTTGGAGGCGGTTTGCTTGACGTAGGTGCCGAACTTGGTCGCATCGGCGTTGGTGATGTAGTTCTCGTCGTAGGCAATCACGAAGTCGCCATACTGCGGAGGCGGCACCGTGAGATACACGACGGCACACACGGCATGGCCAGGGTCCACGACCATGTAGTTGCACCAGTCCGCCGGCGGTCGCATCTCTCTCGCCCGCAGAATGCGCTCAATCTCAAGCACCTGCTCTTGTTCCTCAAAGTTGAGCGTCAGCCCGTGAATGTCCTTATGGAACGACGGATACATGAGCACGGAGTCGGTGCAAATCTCACCCAGTACACGCTGGCGATACACGTCGTTGCCTTGCGACTTCCAGATGGCGACGTTTTCCTCACGCGCCTTGAGCGGATAGTACGGATTGTCGAACATCGTCGCCCGCACGACGGTTGTACGGCGTTCGCTCACCGGCAACGAGACTTGCGCCGCACCACGCTCGATCATGTTGAGGATGTCGTCGTTCTTGGCGTGCGGCAAAGCAGTCCAGCGAATCAAGCCGTTGCGTACCGCGGTGCGTCCCAGCATTTCGTCGTACCAGCCGGTATTCGCCAAGTCCTCGTCGATCCACACGAGGTCCGCCTGAAAACCTTGCGCTTGCGATGGATCGCCCGCCGAGTTTAGGGCGTGGATTTCCCAGCCGTTCTCTAGGATGACCAGCGAGAACACCCGCTCACCCTTCTTTTCCCAGACGATCTCTTTGATGTGTCGCTTGGGGATCAGCGGCGGGGCGGGGCGGGCTTCGAGTTCGCGTTCCGCATCCAGCCACGGCTTGAACACCCGCCACTTCGTCGTCTTTTCGTCGCGGATCATCTTGAACGCACCCGCGCGAAACAGGGCTTTGTGAATCACGCGACCGATGTGCTTCTCGCCGTAGCCGATGATGATCGCCACGCCGTCTTTCTCGGGATACTTCTTGTACGGGTCTTGTCCCGTGACAGCGCGCGCCAGTTCAATCGCACCTACCAGCGTCCCTCCGACCTGATTGCCCTTCTGGATGATGCACTCCTTGGTGCGACAACCTAGATACTCGTCTTGGAATCGCAGCGGGTCGAATAGTCGCAGGGCTTCCGTTTCACGACGCTCAATCTCAGCGGCGATGGACGCAAACTCTTGCCCGCGAAAACCGGACAAGAGCGTATCGAAGTCCAATTGCGGAATCTGTACTTCAGGATCAATCATCGTTCCCTCCGTACTCGATAGCTCGCGCCTTCACATACTCGCCATTGAGCGCGTCACGCATCCGTTCGTTGAGCATCCGTTTCAGGTCGGCGTCGGAAATATGCTCCAGGTCGCGCGTGAGCATTCCGCTCTCGCTGATCTTGGACGAAAGTCGCAGCACTTCCTGCATGACCTTCATCTTGATGTGCGGCGAAGATTGCGGGTGGTGATAGAGCGCCACAAGCTGCTGCGCGAATGTCTGCGAGCCACCGAAGCCGTGCATGATGTGCTGATAGACTTCGGCGGCATGTGGAATCGACGTGGAACCCTCAGACATGGAACGCACCAGGGCGTCGATGCCTTTGAGTTCCAGACTCACAAACAAGTCCATATCGTCCTGTTGCTTGCGAATCGCTAACTGCCGCTCCTTCTCGTTGTCGATCAGCTTGCGGCAGTCGATGCACGTATGACGCCACCCATCCGCGCTATGGGTATCGCGGTGGAAATGTTCCTCTGTCGCTGGCAGGTCCACGCAACAGGTTTTGCATTTCTTGGTCGGCGTCTCGTCAGCCATTAGTCACCTCGCCCATCGAAGTTGACTACTGAGGCATGGGCATGTGCGACTGCCCGTTCATTCGCTGGCACGCCAATCGCTGCTAGTTCGGCAGGCACGAAACCATTCCCGCCATCCCACTTGGCATGGTTTTGCAGAAAGTCGATGCCTTCCCGTTTGAAGTTCTCGGGAACGCTAACCTTGGGAGCGTCAGCGTCTTTTTTCCAGTCGTGTTGACCGACCACACGATGAACGCCCGGTCCTATTTCTGGGGCTGGCACGGTCGTCTTGCCATCCCACACCGGAATATCGTCCGGCGTCACCAACTCCTGCCCGACGAACACGCGCTGTTCCAGCGCGCTGCGTTGCTGTTCCACCGCCGCCTTGAAGTTCTCCGCAATCTGCTCGGTGCAGTACATGCGGGGCTTGCCGACGCACCACGGCTTCCAGTGACCGGCCCACGCATCCCAGTTGCAGTAGACGGGGTTGTAGCCATACCGCAGAGCGCACGCCATGCCGATGTCGCGGGTGTTCTGCACGTCCTCGGTGGAGGCTTTTTGCGAAGCGTACCCATCGGTCCATTCGTACTCAAAGAAGCCTGTCCGCAACGCGCTGAGGGCTTGCTGCTTGGTGAACTCGCCGGTGAGGAGTTTGTCGAGCACCTGCGAGCGATTGAGCTTGCTAGGTTCGATCAGGTCGAAGCACCGCATGTCGTAGAGGATCAAGCCGGTAGGCAGCGCGCCGCAAGGCTGAATGCCCGCCATGTTGAACGCTTCGGAGCGACTGTAGGCTTCCAGGGCGAACGGCGTTTCGGCTCCGCGATAACCGTAGTTGTCGAAGCGGAACACGTAGACGTTTTCGGTGCCACCTGGCGGGCCGCAGTATGGCGCGCCGACCATGCAGGGACCGCGATCGTAGTGGTTGTAGACGAAGTCAAACGAGGTGTCCCAGAAGGGCTTAGAAACCGGCGAATGCTCGCAATCGGGCTGCATATCGCTGTCGATCATCAGCAGCAGGTCGCAGCCTTGGCGACGCGCTTCGAGGACGGAGGCGTTGCGCGACATTGTGATAGGCGTTTCGCTCAGGTCGAAGGTTTTCACCTCACCGATTCGCGGATCCTCTTTCATTTTCGGGATCGTGCGCAAGTACCACTTACGCAAATCCGGATGCTCACCAGCAATGGACCCATTTCCGGCATACGGGAATGTGGCGATCAGGATATTTAACTTGCGAGGGGTCATGTTCTAAAACTCTGCTGTGGGGTTGGGGAATAACTGTTGCAAATACTTAATCGCATTTCGCAATGTCTGCTGACTATCTCCGGCGCTGCCCAGCATTACATTGCAGGGCGTACACAAAAGCCCTCTAACTCTGCCTGTTGCATGGTCATGGTCTATTCCAAGTCTCTTATGGCGATGGCCGGGTATTTCTTCTGGAAGCCTGTCGCAGATATAGCAACGTCCATCGCTGGCCTCCATCATTGCCTCAAACTCGTTAACTGTGATTCCGTAAATCTTCTCGCATTTATGTTTGAGTGTCGCCTTCCTCCTTTTGTCGGTTTGATAGTACGCCCTGATTCGTTCGCTATTTCGCCTTGCCTCTTCCTTGCGTTTTTGCCGAACGATGTCCGCATTGTCATGCCGCCACTTGCGCTTTACTACGTTCGTGCATAGCCGACAGGCGGGCTTTAGCTTGTCTCCTTGGTAGCGATCAATGTGAAAATCGCTGACTGGTTTCGCTTGTTTGCATTTGCTGCATACCTTCATTCCGGCTACGATAGCCATAGTCCTTCTCCTGCTTGCATCAGGTGGTGGATTAGCCTCGATGCTCCAACATCGGGGCGTTTTTGTTTTACTCCTGCTTGGGGTGAAAACTAAGCAACTTGCATTTGGGGTTGAGCAAGCTGCTGCCAAAACTTACGGTTCGATGCTCGGCACTCTTCTTGCGCGGTGTTGAGCAGCTTCATGTACTCCACCGGCGCGGGACCGCTCCACGTCATCTGCATGGGGGTCAGTTTGAAATCCAGTTCGTTGCGCCACACCTTGTACCGCAGCGTGCCGTCCCAGAGGTGATGCGTGTTCCAGAGTTCTGGGCCGTCGTTGAGTTCGTCCCGGCAATCCAGTTCGTGCATCAGTTCCACGAAGGGATATTTGGGAATGACGTTTAACACGCCATCATGGCTCCACAGAATCCAGCGGTGATGCGCGTAGCCTTTGTGGGGCGCGATACCGGCATCCACGCCGCGGGTTAGTTCCGCCAGAGGCGACGGGGTTTCGATGTAGCCACCGCAGCCAATGGCGGCAATCTCACGCAGAAGATGGGCGGGATTCGCCAAATCTTCCAGCGTGTGGCGGCAATAGATGAAGTCCGCGCGACACTTGCGAATGAAGTCGTGATCCAGGTCTACTGGGTCGTCGCTGTCCCAGCCGATGACCTGATTAGCCGCCGCGAACCGATGCGCGGAGGCACCAATGTCGAGCACCTGCCCGTTCTCGGGACAGAGCGAGGCGACATAGCGCTCGACCTTGGGCAGTGGCGTCCAGTAGTGTTTGAGAATCATAGTTGCCTGCGTTGGGGTTGGGGTGGGGATGACAACTGTAGTTGCTGAATAGGCGGTTCCTCAATGGAAAGGGGCGGGGTGGAACAAGTTCACACACCCGCCCCACCCCAAGCAGACGGTCCCAGGTCGCTTAGATCGCGTTGTTCGCAATGACGTGAACCAACAGGTCCGCGCCAGTCTCACCCGTGGTCCGCGCCGAAAGCGCGACTGCCACAAGGTTGGTGGCGAAATCAAAAGCGGCCGTGGTGCCGGTCTGCCCGACGAGCGTGACGTTGGTCAAGCGACCGCCAGCCGACGTGGTGGAACCCGCAGCGGTGCAAGCCACCAGCTTGTTACCTGCCGCGATGTCCGCGCCGTTGAACTCCGCACCGGCATTGGGGGTCAGCGCGATGCACGGACCCTTGACGGTGATGAAGCACAGGTCGTTGGAGGCACAACCCGTCGAGGGCAACAGGTCGTCCACGATACCGGCGACATGCGACTGTCCCAGCGTCGTGTTGTAGCCGTTGACCCGACCGAAGTAGTCGGTGCCACCATCGGTCTTGAGCAGCACACCGCGCTTCGGTAGCAGCGTGATGCCGGCTTTGTTGCGGACGATCATCACCAGTCGGCCGCGACCGGAGCGACGCGCCACAGAGGTTGCGGTGGCCTTGTCCTGAATCTCGAAAATCGCGCCTTCCCAGTGGGAATTGATGAGATTCCCATCGGCATCGGTCCCCTTGAGCGTTTCGCCCAAGGCAAACGGGGGAGTAATCTTCTGCATGGCTTATGTCCTTGTGAACGGTTAGGTTTGTGATGAACGCACGAGCGCCCAGCGTGGACTAAGCCAACGCCTTCAGAGCGAAAAAGTTGCGCGGCGATTGGAACCGCAGGTTGCTGAGCGTGGACACCACCACCCGCCACGATTGGTCGTCGATCAGGTAGTCCGGTCCTTCCACGTCGTACAAATCGTCGGTGAGGCACCGCAATTCGATGTTCTGCAGGTTCAAGCCGTAGCCGACGCCCGCGGACACGCCTGTATCCCAGGTGATGTCCACGCCGTCGAAGTTGAACACGTTCTTGAAACCCATCGCCCGCAATTCCTGGGTCGTCGTAATGACGATCCGTTCCTTGTCGTCGATCAGGTTGAGCAGCTTGAAGTACATGTCGCGGGCCAGGATCACCAGGTCGATCTGCCCGTTCATGCTGGCGTTGCGTTGCGAGTGGATGATCGCGTACCGCATGGCCTCATCGCCTTGCCCGGCCCAGGTGTTAGTGGCACCTGGCAGGTCGGCGTGGGTCGTGGTGTAGTTGACCACCAGTGGCGACCAGAAATCGAAGCCCGCGTCAGCGTTGCCATTGGGCCACACATCGCCGGACGAGTTGGAACCGCCGTAGTCGGCGAGTTCGGTCGTCAAACCGGCGTAGGTGTCATCGGGATAGCCCACGATGTCCGCGGCATTGGCTGCCCGAGTCGCACCCGTGGTGGCATTCACCGTGCCGGTGCAAGCGAACATCGACTCCAAGCCGTGCCAGCAGTTCTCATTGCCGGTCGCGCTGCCGTCGATGTAGAACTGGGTCGCCAGCTTCTCTTGCATCGACTCTTTGAGGCGGTCGGCCATCTTGTCGAACACCCGCACCACCGCTTCGGGACCGCGATTCTCCAAGAATTCCTTCTTGTACATCTGGTCCGTGGCTTGGTAGCCCCGGTATTCCAGTTGGGCAGTCTGCCAGAGGTTCTTGCGGGCGAAGTTGCGAGGCGTTTCGCCGTTGTTCGCTTCCACATCGTGGTTGCGATAGCGCACCGGCCAGTCGAAGCCCGCGCCGGACTCGCCGAACTCATTGCGCACCGAAATGCGGGGAGCATTCTTCAGCACGCGCCCTTTAGCGCCCAGCACGGAGAGCCAGAGATACGAGCGAAACGACTCGATCTCCTCCTCCCGCATGTGGTTGACGAGCGTCGTGTGGACTGTGCGTTCCCACGACGTGTTGGAATAATTCTGATAGCTGGGCATCTTGTGGTCCCTTTAACCAGGAAACAGGAAGTGGGTTAACCAAGTGGAGAAAACTCCTGCACCCCGTTGGCCCTGAACTGCTCCATCAGCCGCTCGCCGGCGGACTTGCGTCGCGTCGGTTGGATTGGCGTGGTAGGAGGTTGGTTCGGAGTCAACGAGCCGCCCCGGTTGGGGACCGCTTGGGCCGCGGCGGCTTGAAGATGCTGAAGTTTCTGTTGTTCGTGTTGCTGCACGGCACTCGCCGCCGTGTTGCGGGTCTGCGCCTGATAGCGGAGCAAATCCCGCTCGTAAGCCATCGTGGCGTATTTCCAGCGAGCAGCCGGGTCTTGAATGCCGACGCTGCGGGCTTCGTCAATGTACTGGGCAACATGCTGCCCCTCGTTGCTCATCACCCGCTGACCTTGGTGATCGACGAGGAATTGATTCGTGACGGGATCCCGGGCATACAGCCAGTCGGCATTGTTCTCATTGACCTGCTGCACGAACTGCTGGGTCTGCTGCTGTTGCTCCCGCTCTTGCAACACCCGCTGCACGATCGGCATCACCTCGGCTTCGATGATCTTAGGGAGCACCTCATGGGGGCGCGTCACCAAATCCTCTTGCCATTGCTTCAAATGCCGGGTGTAGGCTTCCGCGTTCTGCCGGTACTCGATGGGCGTCTCGGCTTTCCAGGCGAGTTTCTTCTGCCCCGTCACCGGATCGACCTGCTCCTCCCGGTATTGCTCCAAGAGCGACAAGTCCACCTGCGGGGCTTTCCACCAGGGATGCTCAGCAGGCACTTGAGACGTTGCCTGTTGCGGCACCTGCTGTTGTTGGAACGCCAACCACCGCGGGTCTTGCTGCATCTGGGCATACGCCCGAGCATATTGCTCCATCTGCTGCGCCTGCGATTGCCAGTGCGCAAGCTGCTGATTGCGAAGCTGCAAAGCCTCCACCACCCGCCGTTGTGCATCCGCCGGGTCCGTGAGGTTCTCAAACCCCAAGCCCTGAAGTTGCTGCACCCACGGGTCCATTGCCGGAGCAGGTGTCGATGGAGCGACCGCGCCGCCAGCCAGCGCAGGATTAACGGGAGTGACGGAGGAAGCATCACCACCGCTTACCGGCGAAGGCTGCACTGACTGACTGGCGGGGGTATCCGCACTGCCAAACGGTCCCGCCGACAACGGCGTTTCCACCGGAGCAGCAGGCGACGAGGAACTGACAGGCGCACCGCTAGACGCACCAGCATCAGGTGTGGAAACGGGCGATCCAGAGTCGAGTTCATCGGCCATAAAGTGTGCTCCTTGGGGTAGTTACTAATAAAAGACGCAACCCCACTGTCTTCACGCCCCAAAAGGGCTTCCAAATGAGCAACACGAACAACAGAAACTTCAGCATCTTCAAGCCGCCGCGGCCCAAGCGGTCCCCAACCGGGGCGGCTCGTTGACTCCGAACCAACCTCC